TCGCGCAACTTGGAGTCAAGGTGGCCCCTAAATTGCGTAAAGGCGCACCCGATGGCTACATTGAGGTGTTCGGCGCAACAGAAGGAGGCTTCTTCAAGTCCCGCGGCCGAGTGCTTCCCCAGACCGAGATTCAGAAAGCCAACGGGGTGTTCGCTCACGACGCCTCGACAGATTTCGGATTCTCTGGCAGTCCCACGTTCGACGCCGACGGCCTGGTCGAGCGTGTGGGCATGCACATCTGCTCCATCGCGGGTGAGATACGGAACTTGGCGGTTTCCAACGGCGCCCAGCGCGCGTTTGCGAATCGTGACGCCGTTCTCACCGTAAACGCATTGAATTCCATCGTCGACAATGAGTCCTCGTGGTCAGAGAAGACTTACTCTGATGAAAGCGACTCCTTTTCCTTCGACAGCTCGATCGAAGAGAAGGTCTGCCACCGCAAGCAGTTGTTGGACGAGTTGGCTGCAGATGCGGCTTTGGAGCACGTTTACACCGGTGATCGTTACGACGACGCTCAGGAATACGATGCTTACGGTGAAGCATCGAAGAGGGAGAACAAACAAGATCGCAACCCCCGCGCCGGCGGAATGAAACAGTACCGAGGTGCTGATTTCCCCGACATGGACCGGGAATTTCCGGGCAAGAACGAGCAGCAGCAACCTCCTTGCCGCCCGGCTTTGGCTCCCATCCCAGAGGTGGTAGAGCCGGAACTCGGCTCCAACATGTGGTCTCTCATTTCGGAGATGGAAGAAGAAGAGATTCCTCCTCAGGTCGCTCATGTCAGGGCCCTTGTCGAGCAACTTGTCGAGGCCCACGGGGTTGGCATGTTGCCTCCACGGTTCCAGCCCGCGGAAAACGTCCCCCAGGACCCAGACCCTGCTTGCAGAGGCCGAGCCCCGCACCGTCTGTCGTTGCAGGCACGTACTGCCCCTGAAGCATGCGCGCGTTCCAGGAGGCCAGCTCCTCCGAGGCGGGAAGCCGCAAGGTCGCCAAGTGCCGGCGGGTCGAGTGGCTCTCGCGAGAGCCTTGCGGCTCCACCCCGGAAAGGCCCTCTTCGGCTCGACGAATATGGCAAAGGGTATGTGGAGATCCTGAACCAGTCTGCCTTGAGCTTGGAAACCAATGACAGGCACAGGTTCCATTCCGAGCTCGCTCAAGTGAAGAAGCTCAACGGCATGGGAGTCGTGACGACTGGTCCGACACTGCCGGGCACTGTTGCGAACGAGTCCGCAATAGCACCAGTGGCCGGCTCCGCAGATGTTGTCGAAGCTGAAGCGGCGAAGGTCGTTAAGCTCATGCAAAGACACATGTGTGGCTCTGCTTTGCTGCCCAAGGAAGCCAGGTTCTGGCACAACCGCGAGGGTGACGTTCCCCCTGCCCCGCTGCCGGAGAAACCTAACGCACACACTGACAAGCCTTCTAATGAACGCGTGAAGGTGTGGCTCAAGGCTATGCTCGCCGGCGGGGAAGGAGCTGCCAAGGCTGTCCTAGAGGCCGCGTGCACCTCACCGGAGCACGTGATAACATTGCCATGTGTGCACGAGGAAGTCGGCCCGATTGTTTACAAGTCGGCAGTAATACCTGAAACCACGGAACCAGAATCATTTTATGGAGCCGACGGACAGAAGGTGTTCACTTCCGGGGGAAAGTACAAGTGCTACTCCGGGAGAGCGAAAGTCGGCGAAGACACGGGCTTCGACCTCAAATGGCAAAACGCCTTGACGGAGTACGGTTTACCGCACCTGGTTGACCATGTTATTCCAAAGTCGAACAAGCAAAGCATAAAGGATTCCCTGCAATCACAAGCAGCGCGGTTGAAGACTTCCGAGCCTTATATGGATGACAAAGCTCGTCATGCTTTCGATATCGCGATGAGCGATTACAACGAGCATATGCCTCCGCTTTTCATGCCTGTCAATGAAGAAGGCATTCCAACTGGTTGGAGCAAGGTCATTGATAACCTTCAACACAAAAGTGCGGGCTGGAATTCCCGCTACCGCAGATTGGATAAGAAGGCCTGGGCCGCCAACAAAGACCCTGCCATTGCTGGCCAACTACGGATCTTGGTCGCGATCCGGCTGCTGCTGCGCGCAGCTGCCGGGGCACGCATGGCCGAGATGACTCCAGCCCAGATGCGATGCTTATTCCTATCGGACCCGAAGGAAGCGTTCCTCAAGAGCGAGGCTCAGGGGGGCGTCAAATCTAAGGCGCGCCGTTGGCGAATAATCTGGAATGCGTCCTTGATCGATTCCATCTGCCAGAGTTTGGGAAGCATGGGAGCCTGCAAGCAGGACATCATGGACTTCCAGACACCTGGCACGACCACACTTCACGGTCTTGGAACTGGACACCATCCCGATGGCATCAAGCACTTTGTGAACAAAGTCCGCGCAGGCGCCAAGAACTGCGTTATCAACGCTTCGGACGCTACCGGATTTGATTTGGGCGTGCCTCGCCTTGCCATCATGCTCGACGCTGAGCGCAAGTCTCTCACGGTCGACTCTGACGCTCCGATGACCGTTCACCTTGCGGCGGGTTTGCTTTTCTACTGCGACGCATTTGCCAACACTGCTCACTCGCTGAACTTCTTCGGTGAGATCTGGACGTGCGCCGTTTACGGCATGACTGCCAGCGGGGTTCCCTGCACTGGCTCCCAGAATTCTTTCTTTCGCGGCTTCGCGCTTCTTGCCGCGGGCGCCATCTGGGCGATGACGGTCGGCGATGACGAAGCACACACTGGTGACGTGGACGAAGGCATTTTGGCCTTTTGGGGCATCGTGACCAAGAAAGGATCCCACACCACTGGCAGCTCTGACGACTTCCAAATGCTCAGCCACCGCTACATTTACGAGGACGGCAAGGCACGGGCTGAATATTTGAACATTGACAAGATGCTCGCTACCAACCTTTTGATGCTCGCCCGCGGTGAGAGAATCCCGCCCGGCGTCGTCGCCGCGCAGCTCATGGTTCTCCGCGACACTCCCGCCGCGATTGCCTCTTACAAGGCAGCCGCACTTCGGTTTGGCGGTGAGTTGTGGAACGCGAACGTGGACCCCAGCACCTTCACGGGCGAGGGTGACTACCACGGCGTGTTTTAGACCGGCGCGGCCCCCCCCTGCAAGGTCCCGCAGGGGGTGTAGGGCACGGCTGGTTAAGTCCTCCAGTCCGTTTATGTAGGCTTCTTTTGACCCATTAAAGGTTTAACTTCGCCCTTTTGGTGATTAGCTCTAGTCCTGTCGTGTGTATACACTTCAGATGGTTCAGCAGCTTTCTCTTGACCTCTGACGGACGTGACAGGTGGCCAGCTGCGCTATGGCGGTCGGTTCACTGTGATCAGTGCTTCCGACGTTATCCAACGCGCTATCATGTCACGACGCTCTGGGTTGGTGGTTTGGCCACCAATTGCAGCACGGCGAAGACCTGCCGTCGCGGACTGGGCACCTGATGGTTCGAGTGAAGAATCACTCATACCACCTCAGGGTTATTTGACCAACCACGGTCATTCGCAATCACGGCTACTTTTGTACCCACAATCACGATTCAGTGTGGTGAGTTTTGCTCTACACACTTCAGTGACGACGATGAATCTGACACCGAAACAGAAACATCGGCTGTCCCAGTTGACGGGAGCTGCCAAGAAGGCCGCACAAAAGCAGTACAACCAGCAGCAAGCTCAACAACAAATGGCGTTTGTCAGTGCAGCTCGTGCACCGCCGCGCGCACCTGTGCGCGGCCGGCGTCTAAATGAAGCACCACCTCCCCGCCGCGGCATGAACATGGCCGCTGCGCGGTTTACGGCGAATGTCAGGGGAATTGGCAGAAACAAGTTGTCC